CATCTTAACGGGGTGGACATTACAGCAGGTGGAGGAAATACGAAAATCAACACGTGCGCCTACCCGACGCATGGTTTCTTGTGGGACAAGGATAAGCCTCCTCCAGCTAATGACATCAATAGCGGGGGGATTACAGTCCCCATTATTGGCGTTCAGAAGTGGAATCGGCGCTTTGGCTTTGATTCTATGGAATTTGATACAGCAAATTAGGATGTTATGACGACGCCTCCATATTACTACCCTCCAATGCAGATAATTTCCTCGATCACAAGGGGGAATCCAACCATAATTACGACAGTGAATGATCATGGTTATCTGTCTAGCCTGGTAGTAAGGATTGTCATACCATCAGCATCGAGAGCGACGCCGTTCCAGACTCCTCAGGCGTCGCTCGGGATGCCTCAAATTGATGGGAAGATTGGTCAGATCACTGTCCTAAGCCCTAATTCTTTCTCTTTCCCCATCAACTCCTTGAATTTCTTGCCCTATACTGTCCCTGCCATGATTGATGATGATAATTGGGTGGGTCAGGTGATTCCTATAGCTCAAAATGCCCTCGCTCTGACTGAGGATGAGTTCACCAGCACCACTATTAATAATAATATAATAATCCCAGAGATTTACCCTCCTGCGCCTTATCCTGCATACCCATAAGGAAATATTATGACTCTCCCGAACACTCTATTAGACATAAGAAATAAAGTCAGGAGGATAACTGGGCGGCCTTCAGCGAATGATATTTCTGACCTTCAGATCGACCAATATATAAACACTTATTATATTTATGACCTTCCAGAGCAGCTTCGCCTGGAATCCTTCAGGGTGAATTATCAGTTTGTAACGAATGCGAACCAGCCTGCATATGATTTCCCTAAAAATCTCTATCTGACCAACATGCCCCCTGTCTACATTGGGGGATATCAGAGTTTCATGACGCAGAGTAGGGAGAATTTCTTTAGATTTAATTCCCAGCTCACGTTTGTTGACTCCTCAGCAGCGATAGGGAATGGGACGGCGGGCCCCTATTCTTTCTTCCTGTATGACTTGCCCATCATCCCTGGCTGGAAGCCCAACTCGACTTATGGGGGAGCGTATACTCCTTCGGTGGCCTATGCTCCTGGGGTTCCCTCTACTGATATCCCTGCGAGTGTGATCAACTATAACGTGTTAATTTCAGGCCAGGACGCTAATGGGACATCATTCAATCTCATTGATGATGGAGGAAGTTCAACAATTTTAGTGGGGACGTACCCAACGTCTGTCCACTCTAATGTTGGCTTGCTCTTTGATCCTAACGACCAATCGACTCTTCCTGCTAATGCTCGAGGGAACATCAACTATATCACTGGCGAGGTGAACATTTTCGCAGTGGGATTTAATGGGAATATTGCCATAGGCAACCCCATCAATGTCCAATCCATCCCATACGTCGCCAATCGCCCCAGGAGCGTTTGTTTTTTTCAGGACCAGATTCTGGTATACCCCTGTCCCGATTCCGCCTACACGGTCAGTTTTGAGGCCTTCCAGTACCCAACTGCGTTTCTGTCAACAGCCACCCCGCCAGTTGGAGCAGATCCAGCCTCCTATCCCCAGCTAAAAGAGCTATGGCAGCTTTTAGCTTATGGCGCTGCAGATAAAATATTTTCTGATGCTGGCGATCTGGACAATATGACAAAATATCGCCCTCTCCTTGAGGAACAGCTGAAGTTGTGCCAGCGAAGAACCATAGTGCAGTATACATCAGACAGGGTGGCGACTATCTACAGCGACGTAGGCGGGAACCAATTTCCTTGGGGGAATCAGTTTTCAGGGTTTTAACAACTCTTTCATTGAAATCCTATAGGAATTATATTGCAGGTAAGTAATATAATTTCTTTTAGGATGCCACATGTCATACCAGCCTTTCTATATCACACAATATGAAGACGAGACAGGATTTGAAAATTATTTTGAGTCATTCTTACTTCCTGAGAAGGCCTTCCCTATCCTAGAGGATGCCTATTGCTGGCGTGGGAGAGTGATCAAGAGAGGCGGGACATTTCTTCTTGGCCGACTGAATAGAAATTTGGTAGATATAACCTTGACGATTCAGGCCAGCGGTGGGAGTTATGTTGTTGCTGACCTTCTCGCTGCCTCACCCATTAATGCTCGGGGAGCCTTTGCTGTCACCCAGGAAACGAATGCAGAAATCGATGCTGGCACCCTCAAAATCACTGTTGGCGCCTTGACTTTTACAGACAATGGGGCAGGAGTCCTGACGTCATCAGGGGCGAATACAGGGACTATAAACTACATCACAGGCGCCCTTTCCCTGACATTTTCCCCTGCTCTAGGCGTGGCGACCAACGTCGTCGTGACCTTCAGCTATTTTCCCGCTCTTCCTGTCATGGGGCTTCGAAGATACACTATTCCAGGCGATAGTTTTACATTCCTTGAGGCTTTTGATCAAAAATATTCTTATGAATATAGCTATATAGATTACTCATTTTTTGAGACTGATCCTGGCGTGACATGGACTGGGAGTAATTCTGATCTCTTCTGGACCACAAATTATAACACTGCGGGGGCGGCGCCAACCTTATGGGCGACGAATTTCAACGGGGCCATTGGAGGAGATCCTCTCAGGTATCTTCAGAATGGGACTTGGACAGACTTTACTCCCACGATCGATCTAACTCCCCATTATATGTACTCCTGCCTTGCTCTTCTTCCATTTAAGGAAAGGCTCGTCAGTTTCAACACGTGGGAAGGCCTAGGGGGCGGGGCGCCTACATCAGTCAATTATCCTGTAAGGCTCAGATGGAATAGGGCGTTGAGTGATCCTACTGTCGAGGCGAATTGGGTTGCGTATCCAAATGGGGCAGGCGGATATTTTGACATGCCAACTGATGACCCTATTGTCTCTGTCGAATACCTGAAGGATTTGATCATTATAAAATGCGCTAACTCCTCTTGGCGGTTGACCTACACTGGGGATCAAGTCAATCCCTTCGCTGTTCAGAAAATCAACACATCGTTTGGGGCGAGTTCGACATTTAGCCTGGTTCCTTTCGATGATGGTGTATATTCAATTGGGTATAGAGGAATTACGACTGACGACACTGATGCTGTCGAGAGGATAGACCTAAAAATCCCAGACGAATACCTCAATATAGAGTTCGCTCCTTACAGGGCCTATGGGATAAGGGATTATTTCAATGAGTTAGTTTACTGGGCGTACACTTATGGCCCTCTTGTTGCTGACGTTCCTCTTGAGGTGAACCCAGATTTCAACAACCAGGTATTGGTGTACAATTATAGGAACAATTCTTTTGCGAAGTTCAACGACTCCTACACGTGCTTTGGATTGTTCTATATCGAAATTCCTGATCCTGACATGGTCGCCGCTGGGATAAATGCCTTCTCTTCTAACGTGATAGCTGGAAACCAGCAAGGATACGTCGAGGTTCTCAACATCCAGAATCTTAACTCCCCCTCTCTGTCTATTACAGCGATCACTCCAGGCTCCCCCGTCACCATAACAGTCCCTAATCATAATTTTAATCCAGGGGCGACTGATTACTGGGTAAGGATTTCAGGGATAATAGGGAATGGACCTAACAATCCTTCTGCTCTGAATAACGCAACGACATCTTCGGCCTACCATCTCACCTCCTATACAGACATAAATAAGTTCAAACTTGAGGTCTGGGATGACGCTAACAGTGACTTTGTGCCTGTCGGCCTTCCTGCTGGCGGCACCTATCTTGGCGGAGGAACAATTACTGTAGTCCAGAATTTCAATATCTACACGAAAGTTTTCGCTCCATTTTACGAGCAGGGGATGCAGAATAGGGTGCCATATATTGATTTTTTGACTGATAATTCAGCTCTTAATCAAAACCCCCAACCTGCCCTTGCCGATGCAGGGCAATATACTGTTAATGTATATTTGAATGAATGCCCTGTAGCCATAAACAATCCTGAGCTTTCTGCCAACTCCAGTATTTTGGGAAATAATGTCGTATATACGATAGCAGACAATCCCCTGGTTGGGAATCAAGTCAATCAGGAGAAGATCTGGCATCGATTCTATTCTCCCTATATCTCGCAAAACTTCCAGCTTCAGATGACCATGAGCAACCTTCAGATGTCGAATTACGATATTACCAACAATAATTTTGTCCTCCATGCGACGACCCTCTATCTATCACCCAACGCCAGGATGACGCAATAATGACAGTTACATTCCTCAACACATATCGCCATTTCCCTGTACAGAGGCCTCCAGAGCTTGAGCGGGTGCTCGTTCAGACCTACACTGACATTGCGACTCAGGTGAATGTGAAAGAGAACGCCCAGTATGAGCAATTCGCAACGATTGACGGGCAGCAATTTTACAACCTCACTGACCCTAAGACGAAAAGATTTGTCTGGAGGAAGTGCATCGAGCTGGGGGCCATCGCGCAAGGAACTATCGTCAACATCCCGCACAACATCCCCTTGATTGCTGACATGACTAATATTTATGGGACAGTTTTTACTGACAAGCCAGACTGGCGGCCTATTCCATCTGTAGGGCCTTGGGGGACTGATTTGCTGTCTATCTGGGTCACGGCGACTGATATTCATATTGAATCTGGGCAGACCTTCCCTAACATTGTTTCTGGAAGGGTGATTCTGGAATATTTCAAGAATTAAAAAATTTCCTTTCTGTTAGCATACAGAAAAATTGAGGAAAAATATGGCGCATCATAAGCATAAAAATAAGAAAGATCAAAAATCGAAAAAGATTCCTGTCGTATCAGTGAAAGGAAAGCATGGGAAGAAAGGATATGTACCTGGGCTTGAAGGGATGGAAACTGACAAGGGAAAGGTCTATGGATCGAAGCACGAGGCGAGAAACGCAGTAAGAAAAGCTAACAGGGCGGAAGGCAAGGATCAAGCGAAGCATCACAAAGGAAGGGCGAAAGAAGACAGACGAGTTCCTCCTTCTGTTGGAGGTCCCTCACCTCAAGGCAGGAAAGAAGCAGAGGTCAGATACCTAAAGCATCAGGGGCGAAAATTAACTAAAGAGCAGAGGCATGCAGACAGGAGAGAAAGACATAAGGAGAAAAAGGAAAAAGACAGCGATACATCCTCAATGAAGCTCGAATCTGGAAGGAAATACCCTCGCGTCCAGAGGATACCAACCCTTAACAAGCAACAAAAAGACATTCGCTCTGACTGGGGGAAGAAGGAAAGGCCTGAGAAATTCGAGGAACCCAAGGGGGCCAAGACTGCTCGCCATGTCATTCAACATGCTGCTAAGTATGGTCCTCCTAAATCCTCTCTTGAGACAAAAGCAAAGAGGTTTTTGCGACATGGGATAAAGCATGGGCAGGAACCGTCAGACATCGAAAGGTCTGGAAACACATTCCTCCAAAGCTTGTTAAATAGATCTCCAGAAGATATTTTGAGCAATCGGGAAGGGGGCAGTGCAGGAAGGATATCACCTACATACCCAGAAATTTCGAAAAAGAAGATTGCTCGCGAGGTTAAGAAAGGGGAAGCACGAGAAATAAAATCGTCTAAAAAATTAGGTCATCCATATCAAGAAAGAGGAAACTTTTCTTCTCCAGAAGAATATAATCAATATAGCCAGAAGATGGGCTTCAAGCCTCAGTCTGCCGCAGCTGAAGCAGCATTTCAGAAAGATCAGCAAGCCAGAGACGCCAAAAGCATACAACACATCAGGGAAATGGGCGATTATTTCACCAGCCCACATTTTACTAGGAAGCCAGCACAGCCAACAGCTCCACAAGGAGGGGCACCAAATCCAGGAGGAGGCGGGGGATACCCAGGCGGCGGTGGAGGATACCCAGGCGGTGGAGGAGGGCAAGGAGGGCAAG